CATTATTACAAACAAGCCTTACAAGACATAATTAAAATCATGGTTGTATGCCATTTTATTTTGGTGCTACTCATGGTTTATGAAATATCCAGCAGACCAGAACATTATTGTTTTCAAGGAGGCAGGCAAGTGATCAGGAAGAATAATGTCAGAATGGGACACAAGCAATGCATACGAGATGACATCAGCTTAGTGAAGGTAACATATACTAAGACAACAAATGATAGTCACGGACCTCTATATGATTTGACAGTTCTTAGGAAAGATACAGTAAAGAATTGGTTTACCTGTAATCCAAAAGCAACTGAACACGGACCTCTCCAAATTCTGGAAATTGATGAATCAATGAACATGCATTTCGGACATTATTCCTGCACAAAGCAATGCGACATAAAGATTGAGAAGGAGTATGGGAGAGTTGAACTATCTAGTAATGGGCTCAACTACTATGAGGTTTTGGGCACTATAAACCAGAGGAGCTGGATGATGTCAAAGATACATATTGATCTATCAAACACCTGTGAAAATCTAATTATTACTTGTGGGACAGAAACTGTCCAATTTCATGCATGCTTTAAGCAGCATATGGAATGTAACAGATTTTTTAAGGACTCTTGGGTGCCAAGCTTAATTGTAAACGGTTTTTGCAGCAATATTGAGCTCTTCCTCTTCTTCTTATTCTTAATGACATGCTTCAGCTTGTTATGGTTAATTGCAAAGACCTTTTTGTGCTATTTCTTGATACCCATCTATCTACCTATAATAATGTTGTATGCAAAAACTTACAACGCTATATGTAAAAAGTGTAGAAATTGTGGACTTGCATGCCATCCATTACAACCCTGTGGGATAGAATGTGTTTGCGGGATGATATTTGAAAGCACAGAGAGATTGAAAAGACACCGTGAATCTGCTATTGCATGCAAAGGCTATAAAACAGGCATTGCAGCAAGAAAGGCATGCCGAAGTAAGATCTCCAATTTTGGCTTGGCTTTATTCCTAGCATGCTTCTTCTTTTTCTTTATTACTCCCACTGTTGCAATCCAAGTTCCTATAAATGATGGCCGGGTTTTAGACGCAGAAAATATAAGTGGAAGCATTTTAGCTTTATATTCTACTGTAGAGAAGATAACCACTACATATTTCTACATACAACTAGCATGCTTATTCTTAAGCTTCAGTACAATAGGTGTCATTCTAGCAAAGTACGGTGCAGAGCGACATATTAAACTAAACTATAGAAGATGCAAGTCGTGTGGTCTCTATCACAAGCCAGAAACGTGCAGGAGGCAATGTATATGTGGGTTTGTGAAAAAAGACCCTAAGCCTGAAATACACCTTGAGAGTCTTATGGAAATAAAACATGTCCCTAGTAGAAAATGCTTTCTAAAACTATTCAAACGTCTAAGCTCTCAAATAGATATGGCAGCAATAATAGTTCTGATGTTAATGTTTACAACTGTATCAATAGGAGCTGCTGCTAGTGAATGCCCGGGATCTGAAACAGAAGATCAATATGCATGTAAATGCCTAGTAAATGCTGACAAATCAGTACTGAATATGTCAAAAGATTGCTTAGCTTTTACTAACTCAATATCCTGTTCTAATGCTCCTAAAATGTTAGACGTTATAAAGTCTCTAACACATACAGAGGAAGCAAAAAAAGAAATTGATAAATTGGCTAAGAAAACCAAGTATGAACTCATAGAATTACAAAAAAATGCAAACACCTCGACCTGGTTCTATACATATGAAATTTTATCATCTGTGGTCGATTGTCCAACAACCAATGAAAAACAAGCATACTTAGCTGAAATAGAAATCAATGTGAGAGTTTTAGATCCATATCCATGTTTACCCAGCCAAAAATCAACCCATGAATTGGAATGCAAGTGTATGAAGGGAGAAAGTTGCAATGAGAACAATATAAAGAGCTCATATGAAGGGAAGCAAGAAGAATTTATGAAAGATCTTAGAAATTTTATGTCACTTCTACATAGGCTCATTCCTGGAGGCTATCAAAAAATAATATTTCTAGCAGTTTCTCAGAAGAATGAAGAAATTCTAAAATTTATACTAGATAAGATTATGTCTGGCTATATACAAAGCACAACAACAGCACTAGGATTTGCAAAAGTTCTTAAAAAGTCATTTTCTGCAGATCTTGTGAAAACAACAGAAACACCAGATTTTTTCAAACGCATGATTGATCCAAAAAGTTCTGTAAACATTCATGTCCCATTCGATACAGTTAAGGGTTTAGTGCACACAGAATCTATTAAAATATGCCCGCAGAGTCAAGATTGGTACATAATAAAATGTCTTGGAACAACTGATAAAGATGCATTGCACATCATCGTATGCAAGGGAAAAGGAAATGTTATCAGCCTAGCTGACTTGTACGAAGTGTCGGGAAATTTATGTTATCTTGATCAAACTTGTGATATGGAAATGCCTCCGTTAAAAATAGAATCATTAGGAAGAGCCAATAGATTTGTTTGTTCTAAAGTAACAAAAGAACAAGCAAAAGGCACCTATGTAAATTTACGCCAAATGCTTTTAATATGTTCATACGAGGCTCAAGGAAGCTGTAAAGTCAAATTCGCTGGAGGAGTCACAACTAGAAATGCAGTAAAGTGCTCTAATTCATATATTCATGCAGATATAAAGCAGATGTATCAAAAAGCAGACATGGAGCATGGTAATTACTGTTTTGACACCAAATGTGAAACTAGAAGACCATTTATACACCCATCAAGAGTGACCAATTGTGACTTTACAAAATTTGTTCCCCACATGCAGAGAGATGTCTTAATTCAGAAACATCAGACTATTGAAGAATATCTTGACAGTATAAAAAACAACTTAATGCAAGGTTTAAAAGTAGATAAATATATACCTACAGCGAATTTACCTAAACATGTTCCTATCTATAAGCATTTAACACTACAAGGATCTGAAACATCAGATGGGATAACATCGTCCTATATAACATTTAGTATGGCTGCAATGACAGGTAGCTCTGCAGGGTTTCATTTAAGAACTCCTGATGGTAAAGATTTGTTTGATATTGTTGTCTATATATTGTCAAGTGAAGTAATGGCTACATATGATTTTGCCTATACCACTGGCACAACAAAAACATTCACCACATATCATGACGAGATATGTAATGACCATTGTCCAAAAACAATAAAAGGAATGCCAAAAGAAGCACTTTCATTTTATAAAGAAAGAACAAGCCAATGGGGTTGTGAAGAATGGGGTTGTCTTGCAATAAATACTGGATGTATCTATGGCTGGTGTACTGATGTCATCTCAAATGATGCAAAAGTTTACCAAAAGTCTGTTGAGGGTATTGTGAAAATAAACTTGTGTATAACTATGCCAACTCAAACATTTTGCCACTTAATAGAAGGTGTGGAGCCATCCATTGGGGAAACTATCAGTGCACAATTGAGCACTATAGATGTTGAGCATTTCAAAACACCCATTCTGGTTAGAGATGGTCTGGTTTATCATGGTCAAATAAATGCAAGAGGAAGCTTTGCTCCAATATGCGGTTCAGTACAAAAGGTTGGTTCAAAGACATATGGTGTGGGTACTGCTCAAGTTGATTATACTTGTCATTTGGCTCAGAGGAAAGATATAATTGTTAGAAGATGTTTTACTAATCATTACAAATCTTGTCTAGGTCTAGAGCGTTATGATGTAATCTTGGGCAAACGGACTAACAATACTGTTAGATTAAAAAGAAATAATTTAAACCTAGGCGATTTGTCAATTAAAGTGATGCTGGGTGATATCTCCTTTAAACAATTCTCTGAATCAGCAGAGGTTCAATTCAAAGCGAAATGTGTTGGATGTGTTGAATGTATTGATGGGATTTCATGCAATATTGAAATACATTCCGATAGAGACTATACATGCCCAATTAAATCAGATGACTGTGATCTATTTTACCACAACATTATGATTTCAGAAGAAAAAAGTGAATATAATATAAAGATGAAATGTGATAAAAAACTGGATTCAGTCGATCTATCTATTTGTTCAACCAAACAAAGAGTTCCTTTGGAGGTTGTTCAACATAAGGATAAAATAGAAATTGACAATAATGATGGTCCCACTTATATTAGAGAGGAAGATTTAAAATGTGGCAACTGGTTATGCAAAGTTTACAATGAAGGTATAGGAGGATTCACTGGTATTTTCAAAATGTTCATGGGAGTGTACTATTACTGGGCTATAGGTGCTTTTATCATTATTATATTGGTCATTCTTGGAATTTATCTTATAATGCCTTTAGTCCGGAAGTTTCTGGTTAATATGAAAGAGATCAGGGCATTGGATGATAGAAGAGAGTTAATTATCAAACGCAGGTATGAAGAGAACAAAAAGAATGGATAACTGCAAATAAGAAAAAAACCAAAGCCAAAAAGAAAA